AGAGCAATTCGAGGGTCAACAACCTGAGCATTCGCAGCCAAAATCTGCTGAGCAAGTCCACCCGGAAGATTGGACCAAGTAGAAGTACTTGCTTTGTTTACAGCCTGAGAGACCTGCTGGTCGACGATTTCATTTTCGCCCCAGCCATCAGTAGCCGTAGAGCCAGACTGAGAGAAGTGCTTCTTAAGTGCATCTTCTTCAGAACCAAATCCACCATTTCCACCTTGATCATTGCCCTGGTCACCACCAGCGCCACCCTGACCACCACCAGCACCACCACCAAACTGCTTCTGCATCTGCTGATTATACTGTTCACGATTTTTCATGAAAATGTTGAAAATCTTTTCCAAATACATATCCTTCTGGGGATCAAAGCCAGGCGGAATAATCTGAGCGAAGTCATCGATAGAGGGGAAGAGGTCGTTAAGACGAACAGCATTCTGTCCCTTCTTACGATTTCCAACAGAATTCAATTCATTCAGCATCTTAGTGACAGTCATCGGAGAGCACACGATATTGGAAGAATTCCAACAAACATCGTAAGGTGCCATCTTACGGGAAGTCACATGATGGAGCAAGAGTCGAAGAATTTCGACACAAGTCAATACAGTCAAAGTAATCGGATGAATAGCCTGAACGAATTCCTCAGTATATTCAAGAATAGGAACGGTATCAGACTTTGTATTCAATCGAATAGTCACCTTATCATTCTTAATAGGCTTACGCTGCATCATAGCGTAAAACTGAAGGAATGACGGATAGTCAAGCGAAATACGGCGGCAACAGAGTTCGAACTTCTTATCAGCAGAAAGAGCGTAAACGTCATCAGCACCAGTAGCAGTAGTCATGTTATTAATCATAATTTTTATTCCTCTTAAATTTTAACAAGTAAAATATAGCAAATCTTAACTATCTTGTCAACCCATAGTTTTGTAAAAAGATATTTACATAAAGTGCGCTTTTTGAGCGAATTTGCGCACTTATGCAAAAATCTGCTTCGTTTCAACGTCCACCGCGTCACTCAAATCAGCCAAAATTATGGCCTTTTTGAACAAATCGTTGGCAGTTTTCAACATAATTCTACGCCATTCTGCTCGCTGATCTTCATTAGTCTCAGCTCGAAGCGTAGCATCCGGCCGGTTAATCGAAATAGACAATTCCTGAGAATTATTAGGCGTGCGGAAATAGCGGAAGCCAAGGATAGAATATTGGTAAGAATTATCACGTGCAAGCGTTTCATCCCACGACATATCCATCTTATTTTCGCCATTATGCTTAAATTTCATATATCCATTCAAATTAGTCGAAGACTTGTAATTGCCAGTCTGATCACCAATTTCCTTTTGAATATAGAAGCTCAACTTAGTTTCATAATATGCAGTCGGATGCTTCAAAAAGTTATTTTCACCAAATTCTACAATATGGAAACGATAGCCATGTTCATACGCATCAGGTGCATAAGTAGCCAATTCTTCATTCAATTCATTCAGCAAACTCATTCGCTTCATTTCTACGAACTTCTTGAACTTGCTTTCTTCACGTTCAATCTGCGCCTTAACGCTTTCATCATTTGCGATCTTCTTAGTGTCAGCATTGAATTCCTTCGTAAAGGAACGCTTCACACTAGTCAAAATATCTTTGAACTGATATGTACGAACCCACTTGTCGTAGAAACAATAATGATTATAGTCCTTCTGAGAAGTCCAATTGCCATGTCGAAAAAGACCATTAAGATTTTCAGGCTTCTTAGGTGCATAGAATTCATCACTATCATCACCAAGTTCACGAGTGACTACCAACTTACCAGGAGTACCATTGAAATATGCTTCACGAATAATCATATTTCCAGTTTCATCTGTAGTTGGATCAAAAGAAATACGAATGTCGATTTTACCCTTGAAAAAGCCAGAAGGACGATTTCTCTGCTTTGCACGTGCAGAGTCATACGTAGGAATCAAATCTTCCTTTGTCAGAAGATAATTCTTGTAAGTCTTGCCCTTACGGGAGACTTCATCCTTTTCGTATGCAACCGTATCAAACTGGTTGCGGAACATAGTAAGTACTCTTTCTTCGTATTCTTTTGCGTCCATATTTAACCTCTTTTTTTTACATTCCAAAATATAAGAAAAAACAGGATTGTCGTCAACCCTGTTTATTGTAAAAAGATTTTTACATAACTGTCATAAAATGTCAATATATTGTAAACTTTTGTTTACGATTTGGAATCATATACTTTTTTCATTTGTTTGTAAGAATCCAAATTCTGTGGGCATCCTTGTCCACCACCTGATTTCACTAAAGTACACAAATCATATTGTGTGACTAATACAAAGTAATTTTCAAGCCATTCTATAACCTTTTCAAGATTATCAAAATCGAATTCGTAAGTATGAATTCCATCACCAGCATATACGTGCCAATAATAAAAATCATATTTCTTTATATAACATTGTGATATACTTGCTGTAGATGAATTAGGTCTATATCCTTTTTCATTATTATAATTCTTTCTAAGACAATAATAAGCTAAATCACGTGGATAATTAGGTGGTTCAACTGTAAATCCATATTTTTCACAGAATGATTGTATTACTTCATCATTAGATAGATTACCGATTTTGTTTTTAATCAAACGTTTCTTTTCAGCATCCATCTTTTCTTTACTTCTCTTATATGGAAGTTCAAATGTTTTAGTTAACTTCTCAATAAGTTTAGCAATAGTGCATGTGCAATTATATAATTTAATGTTGTGTGCTCTCCATGTATTTACATCATCTTTACTATTACTTTCAATTATATCGATTAGTTTATAACATTTCTCATCTGGATCATTCTGTTCATATTCTGATTTACCATTTAAGATTTGACCAAAAACTAAACAAACATTCCATTGATCATACTTATCAACACGAGTCAAAACATTAGTATATCTTAGAATAAACTTTTGTTTGTTATTCTGCACATACTGTCTATAATTATAAAAATTGTTTTCAAATACATATCCACTATATTCTTTAGAATGACCTGGAGTTGCATTGATTTCATTTAAACTTGCTATACAATTTGTTAACATAACTCTTCCTAAATGTTTTAACATATAGTCTAAATATAAAAAAAGAGAGGCTTTTGTAAACCTCTCCGAATGTTTTTCATTCTATTTAATTTGGTGAGCAACCAAAAAATCATGATACCGTCATCCAGAGGTATAACAACAGGCTATACATGGACCGATGAGCCAATCCCTAATACATCGCTTGGGTTGCTAATCATCTTTGCCTAAGTTCATCAAGTTTCTTAAAACTTGCAAATCAATTATTCTTCAGAGATGAATAATAGACTCATTGTTCGTTTATCAGTCATCATTATAAAGCGTATTATTGCTGTCAGTATCATATATTCTATATAATTCATTAATCAAATTTATCAACATAATTTTTATTTGATGAATTTACCCAATAATGGCATTTAAATAATTCTTTATAAAAAGGTGATAATTTAAATAAAGACATAATAAGATCTTTACTTATTTGTTTTTCTTTAGCAAAGTCTCTAATAGAATTATAATTACCAGAATGAAATTCATTCCATAATTTTTTTGCATTTTTTAATCTAGTATCTTTATTTCTTGCATATAAATGTATTTTTATAGAACTAAATTCACCATGAAATAAATTACGTCCTTCAATCCAAAACGTTTCTATTGGTTGTTCTTTAAATTTTTTACTTTCTCCAGTATTTCTATTAGTATACCATTTACTGCCGTATTGCGAATTTTTATTCCCTAGTTGATTTTTACTAGTTATCTCACCTATTGTTTTTGCAAATTCAATACGTAATGCCTCATATACTCTTGAATTTATATAATGTTCTTTTTGAGATTTAGAACCATTATGATTCATTCGCCAAAGGGCACATAACATTTTATTTCTTTCAATAGTTCCTTTATTATACATTTTGACTAATAACCAATGACAAATAAAATGTTCACGAGCGGTTAATCGAATTAAATTATTTTCATCATTACTACCACCTAATGATTTAGGTATAATATGATGTTTTTCAAAATAACCTATGCATCTGTTTCCATTTTCTGTTTCCTTTTTTGCATTTTTAATTATTTTATAATATATGTTTCTATAATCCATATATTATATATAATTTTTCGTTTTTTGAACTTGTATTAAAAAATTCACATTAGTCCGCCAGTCGGAGAACGATTCCGAACCAACTCTGTCACAGAGAGTTATGCTACCAATTACACCACTGAAGGGATGAAATTCAACAAGATACAGGTTTTTTACGTCTCTTAAACGCTTTAACCGTAGTTAACTTGTAGGATTTGAACCTACTAACATTGCTTTTCAATTAATGTATTTACCGTTTGTTTGAGTTGCTGTTTAACTGTATCTTAAAATCTGAAGATATTTTAACAGAATGTTAAAATTATCTTAAACTTTGCAAGATTCTGTTTTTTGTGACCTCTTGAACTTAATCAAGCGCTCTCAAATCTGAGCTACAGTTCCAATAAATGGCGGAATAGACAAATGAATTGCTGTCAGAATCTTAAATTTTATTTAATTACACCTCTATAAAGATTCGAACTCTAATCTATTGGGTTGGAGCCAATTATGTTAGCCAATTACACCATAGAGATAAATTGATTATATGATTTTGCCTTCTCTAACTATAGTATAATCGCTACGAATCTCATTTTTCCGTGCATATCAGAGATTATAGACTTTTGCACATCAACTTTTTTAGTTCACGATGATTGCATGAAGATCAAATGCCTCCGAACCGTCAACTGTTTTAACGAGTCATAAACTATCAGGCTTCGGCCTTGGGGAATATCGATGTCCCTTTCTTTTGACGAAGAGGCGGTTAGTTGCCGATACTCGGGTCGAACGAATACTAAGGGCTTCAGAGACCCCTGTGCTACCGCTACACCAATCGGCAATAACAAGATATGTTTTTTGCTTTTTACGTGCTCTACCAATTGAGCTACAAATGAGGAACTTCCTCACTCGATGGGATTCGAACCCATAACACCGGTCTTAACAGGACATTGCGTTAGAGTTGCTGCACATATCTTTAAAATTTAAAACGCTACCTTACTAGATGTTTTTACTGCTTCGGAACTTGGACTCGAACCAAGAATCTTCTCTTTAAATAAGAGGTGCTTTAACCTATTAAGCTATTCTGAAAAAAGTATATTTAGTTGCTGTAAACATCTAAAAGATTTTAGAGCCCCATACCAGATTCGAACTGGTGCCACCTGCTTGGAAGGCAGAAATGCAAAACCACTACACCAATGAGACTTAAAGAAAACAGATTTGGTGTTTACGATAATCTGTAAAAATCCGTGGTACGAACTATATAACACCTAAGTTCTACTGTCCGATAGAGGGTCTCGGATAAGATCATTTACCTTGCTGCTTGCTGCATTTTTACGGGATGTTGCATGCGCCCATTTATCCCAACTTGTTCTTTACCTCTAGCTTATGCTGATTGTAATCTCAGACTAATAAAGCTCTTGAACTAATCAGTATAGAGCCCCAAATGGGATTCGAACCCATAACCTTCTCCATGGCAAGGAGATATGCTAGCCAATTGCATCACTGGGACAAAAATATCTCTTACGGTGATTTAACGTTATCCTTACTCCCATAAGGAACAATCAAGAGATTTTGATTGGAATGTTCTCCCTAGCATCGAACATACAAGCTAACTATCTTCACATGACTTATATCTTTCATCACTACAGGATAGCGTTTTTCCGATTTGCGTTCAATCCCTTTGATTGTTCGCCATGTAGCATATAAATCAACTACGTCGCTTCTAGTAATCAACTTATAAACACTTTATCGGGAAGATATTATATTTATAACTTTAAAATTTTTAGAGGAGAGAGTGGGAGTCGAACCCACAAGCCCTTTCGGAACGACTGTTTTCAAGACAGCTTGAGTCGCCAGTCTGATGCCTCTCCATAACAAGATACGTTTTTCTTTGGAGCCTTATCCTACTATTAGATGACGCCAACTACGTTGACGGTCGGACTTGCACCGACATACAGGCTTGGGATCAAGAATATCAATTGCTGAATGTATCTTAAAACCTGAAGATATTTTAACACAATGTTAAAATTATCTTTTAAGACCAACGGTGGACTCGAACCACACCGGTATAGCAGTTGCGACAGCTATCCATTTAACTAGTGAAACACCACGTTTCTCGACTTCATATGAATTCGCAACTTTCTAGGAAGTCTATCACTACGCTGGCCAAATATATTTATAGTGCTCCATACTGGGGTCGAACCAGTGTCAAAACTTTCGTAGAGTTTTATGCTTATTCCATTACACCAACGGAGCAAACTGACAGTTTAGAATCATGTGATCATCTTATCGTGAACTGTCGCTACGACCTAATGCCAATTAGGATTTTTTAGTCGCCGAGGTGGGAGTCGAACCCACAAATACCTGATTCTAAGTCAGGGCCCTTTGCCAATTTGGTAACCCGGCGTTATTTCCAAATGTTAATGAAACTTGTTTTTAAATGTTTATAAAACTTTCGTCTTGATTTAATAAAAGAATTACAGTATTTACAATACCAATTATTGGCATTTTTATATATTTTCATAATCATTTTTCCCTTTATTTTATCGAGGTTTCTACCAAAACCTCTTAAATTATTTATTAAAATCGCAGTTAGAAATTTTGATTAGAAATTTCAATAGGTGGTAGCCTACTGTCCTGCTACGGAGGACGAGGGACTCGAACCCCCAAGGGCTTTCGCCCGGTAGAGTAGTAATCTACTTCCTTACCAATTAGGATAGTCCTCCTAAATGGCTAACTCTCCAAAAAATATCAAGATACGTTTTTTGCATCGATCGCGTCTACCAATTTCGCCATTTCCCGATGTACCGGGAAAGATGGATTCGAACCACCACATCACTTAAGATAATCGTTTCCATTAGCATTAGTGAATTGCTGTATGTATCTTAAAATTTAGATATTTTAACAGAATGTTAAAATTATCTTAAACACTCACCGGATTCCCGATTCTCCACCGGTCAAGATGTCTATCAACTGCCCATTCTATCGGTCGACTTCTTATAGGGTACAAACTCCATCTTGGTCATTTTATTGATCGTCTATGACTTTCTTAGAGCGCTCGGTAGGACTCGCACCTACGATGGTATTTCTACAGCGGAGTTGCAGTCCGCCCCTTTCGCTGCTCAGGTCACGAGCGCATTAAATGAAGATTTATATTGAATACATTTTAATGAGTTAAACTCAGGCGACGCACCTCCAACTCAATATAAATCTTGTTTTAGTAACGGGGGTAGGTAACGCTCCTACGGAGGCAGGCTTATGAGACCCGCTGGAATACTTATTCGCCCCGCTCGTCTTTATATTTATAACAAACACGTCCTCTGTTTTAAGTTTTTAACTATTACGCACAGAGTCAGAAGCGCAACAGCAAATGAATGCTGAATAGTCCCGAAGGAAGGGGTCGAACCTTCATAGAGAAACTTATGAGATTTCTTGGGAACCGATCCCACATCGGGTTAAGATAGAATTAACATAACGAATTTTTTCTTCATGTTCTAATTTTATGTATTTCTTCCATCGTATTCTTTCAATGCAGGTCCATCCAAGACTTTCTAAAATTTCAGTTCTTAGCATATCATGTTTAATTCCATCTTCAGTATAATGTTGTTCTCCATCGACTTCTATATAGAATTTCTTATCAGGATATGCAAAATCTAGAAAATATCTATCAACGTGATAATTTCTCTCAGCTGTTGAAAATATCTTCTCAAAATATTCCTCTGGATAAGACTTGCGATTTTCCCTAGCTGTAGCAAAGATCGATATACCCTTAAATCTTTCCTTCATCTTTTCAGAATGAGCTTTACACCACTCTTTAGTATGATGTTTTCCTTTAAAAGACTTTGGTATCTCTCCTGCTTTTATTTTAGCAGAAATTGTTTCACCGTTCTTTTTAACTCTAGGATCAGTATCTTTAGTTAAACCTTTATTCCAAGCTTTATGTCCAATAGTATATGAAACGTATTTCCTTTCAGGATTCTTTGGACAAAGTCTTTCATGATTCTTAAAAGAATTTATGTTTTTGCAGGTTTTACCACAGAATTTACAATTATAAGATATTTCCATATTATATTTATAGTATTCTGTCGCTCTGACCAAACTGAGCTA